GGGTTGTAGCTGTTTCTTTCAAGGTGGTCGACAAGCCTATACCCATAAGTTGGCGTAGCTGCGTCTCGCTCAGACAAATACCTAAGCCTGTGTGAGCCAAGGTCTCTCAGGGGCATGTTATCTGCCAGCATCTTGCCCGTGATGTTCTTAGGGTTTGCAAGCAGCTCTTCTATAAATTTGTCGGTTATTACAACCTTTTTGCCAGGGAACAGGGCTTTAGCTATTCCCTCTAAGAACTTACCTGGTGCCTCTAGGATCTCAGAGTCAGGTATAGCACGAGTTGCCTTGCCAGCCTTAACAATAGCCTCGCTCTTAGCTCCCTCACGAGTTTCTCTACTAAGACGAAGACGTTTCTTCATCTCCTTCATTTCCTCGGTGGAGGTTAACTTCACTGTAGTGCGAGCTTTTTTACCTGCGGCTTGTACTTCTTCTTTTACCCCAGAGGCAGCTTTTGTTCGAGCGCTTTGCCTGACGCCTTCTTTTCTTGCTGTAGTCCGGTATCCCATTGGGGAGATAAGCGCTTCTAGGGCTGCCCTTACGGTGTCCTCGTCTGAGTTGGCAGTAAAAGCCTCCCAGGCGTCCCCTAACTGAGCGTCAGAGTAAGATCCATCAGCAGCCTTCGCAAAGGCCACAGAGAGCCCTTCAAGGTCTTTAGTGGAATACCTTGCTGGCTTTGTCCTAGGCAATGCGACTTCTGGCGCTTTTACTCGCTTAGCAAAAGCATCCATGACCTCTATCTCTGCAGCTTTTACGTATGAAATGTTGTCTGCAGCAGCCCGCTCAGATATTCTTGCGGCGTTTTTGACAAGAGTTTCAGTTAAGAGCGACAGGTCCTGCTCAGCAAAAGCTTTAGCCGCCTGCTTCGTTTGGCCAGCAACCCTTGCCAGTAGTGACTCAACATTTGAGTCATTAGGGACATCACCTGCAATTTTCTTTCTTGCCACCTCCAAGGCACGAGACTCAATAGCCGGGAGAATCTCCCCTAGTATCTTTTCTGTAGTAGGAGCGACTCCGTCTGTCACTGTGCGCTGAGCTATTTCTGAGCTGACCTCCCTTAAAATGCCTCTTCTTGCTGCTCTTGCAGCACTTCTAGACGTGGAGATAGCCAAAGCCCTAATATGCGACTCTTTGAAGCCACGAGCAGACTCCTTGAGGATGTACATGGGAATGCTGGTATTTAGAACATTGTACTTAACGTTCGCAGGCAGGCTCATTTCGGCTTTTCTGGCTGCCTTACCTGCCTTACCTGTTTCTGTGCTATACGCATAGAACGGCCTAGGCATATTCCTGGCTGTGATCTCTTGGCTCTTGCCAGTAGCCTTCGCTGCAGCCTTTTTCGCTCCACCCTCAACAATGGCTATTGTGCCTCTTCCAACTCCCTTTATAACGCCGCCGGCACCAATAGTCATCCAGCTAGCTGGGTCCGACCCGACATCCCAACCAAAGCCTGCGAGGCCAGCTGATGTGACGTCAAACTTCCACTCCGTAAAAGGAATCCCAATTTGCGCTATTACATCCTCGCTTCTAGCGAACTCCAAGAAAGGGAGGTTATCAGCAGCTTCTCCAAAGTTTTCCCCTTTAAACATTTCATAGCCACCCTCAACTGGCCTTTGCCCTCCAAAGGTCTTTTGAAGCCATTCTTCAGATTCCTGTCCTGGAATCATGAAAGAATAAAGAAGTCCTTTGTTGAACCCTCTTTGTCCGGCTTGTATGCCTCTTGCTGCTACTCCAAGGTAATCCAGAGGGCTAGCAGTGCGATCTTCAGCCATCCCGAATATCGCATTTGCATAGGGTAAGACATCATTCGCCAAGTTAGTATGTCCACGCCCGTAGGAAAAAACTGCTCGGAAAAGCGCGCCAGCAAGGTTTATGCCACCCTGGGCAACTGCGGGAGCCTTTTCAGCTGAGGTAAGCGGCTCTTGTACGGGAGCTACGCCACCAGAGACAGGCGTAAATCCTGCAGTGCCGTACCTACTAGGGTCACTGGCAGGGTCGCCAGTAGAGCCAGAGAGCACGCGGGAGATAGCATCTGCTGCCGCCTCTGGATCATAGTTGTCGCTTGGTTGGACCACTGTTACCTTTCGAACTACCTTAATTGTAGTATACCGACCTGTAGTTCGGGGCTATTACCCTCTAGTATCTAGTATTGGCTATAAAGCAGCTCGGGGTTGATGATTCCCAGCCCCGTTGCGCTAATGCCAAACGCTTCCATAAACTGCTTCTCTTCCGTACTTAATCCTGGAGAGACTCCACCTTGCTTGTCGTTAATCTTTCTCACAATTTCTGCATAGGTAGCGGTATACCATTCGTTGTCCTTTGGGTTGCCCATTTGCCTCTGGCGTCCATTCTCATCTTGTAACGACTCAAAAGCCTGCTGCTGTCTTGCAATTAGAGGGTTCTCCGAGTACAGAGGAAGGTCTTCTGGGCTGGCAAACATCTCGCTTACTTTGTCGAGTATGCCGCCTTGCACTGTTTTGCCAAACTCGCTCAGCTGTTGAGTTGGGGTCTTTGAACGCTCGGCAGCGAGCGCCGCATCAAGCTGTGCGTTCGTGTCGTCCAAGAATCGCTTCATCCCAAGTATCTGGTTTGACTTACTGTAGGTAGCTCCAGTTACCTGACGGTTGGTTGAGCCTTCTTCAAAGAGCTTGTTTGCAGCAAATAGATTCTGCCAGTTCTCGCTTGCTGCTTGAGAGCCTGCCATAATCTCGTCTAGAGCACTGTTCGGAGTTGACTGTAGGCTTTCAATAGAGAGGCCTATTTCAGCCGCAGCATTTTGCCTATTTTCAGTTTCAGTAGCTTTCCTTTGCTGAAGAATAGTGTCATAATCGCTGCGTCTGCCTGACTCCTCAGTCATGCTTGTATCGTAACGCCCCTGTAGCGCGGTACCATCAGTCTTAATGTCCTCAGTTAGAGTACCGTAAAGGTTCTCAGCGTCTGCCTTGTTCCGGGCGTAGTTTTTCTGTGCTACGGATTTTTGGTTGAGTAGACTTGAGATGGTTCCACCGTTAGGTCCACCAGTTGTGGTGTAGTAATCAGGGTTGGCAAGGATAGAGTTGTAGTCGCTAAAAATCGCATCTAGAGGATTAACGGCTTGCGGCTGGCTCCTGGTTAATTCTGCGACGGTAGGAGCTCTTGTATTCTGAAAGTCCTGCAGACTGAGCAGGCGGTCATCTCTCTCTGCCATTTTTAGTTTCCTCCGTATTTGGTGTTTAGCCATTCTGAGAACACGTCGCTCTTGGCTAGGTTTGTCTTTGCTTGCTCGATGTTTCCACCGTACGAGAGCTCTGTGATAAAGTCAAAAACTTCCTGTACTGCATTGTCTCTGACAAATTCTTGCTCGTATTTTGCCTTTTCTTCAGCAATCATCTTGCCACCAGAACGACCCATACCTCGGGCTGCGTAGTCATTTGCGATGCCTTTGTACTGGTCTAAAGCTCCTCTATCAAGTTTAGAAAGTGCAGATATCAAGTTCTGACTTGCAACGTTCTCCTGAAACTTGCGTAAAGCATCTGCCGCCATCTGAGCGGCATCTATTTGCTCTTGCTCGTTTGTAACCTCTCCGGGCTTCTGCGCGACATCTTCAGCAGGGGGGTCATTCGTAGTGCTTGACACAGGGGCGGTCTTGGACTCAATGCTCCCAGTCTCAAGGTCTTTTTTAGCCGTGGTAGAAGTAGTTTTGCCTGACTGCAAAACCTTCAGAGCGGTCTGAACCTTGCTAGGGTTTCCAGAGTTTAAGTCTGCAACAGCTTTTCGAAGATTCTGCTGGGTAGTTTTAGCCGCATTTGCCTCGGTAGAGTATGAGGGCACGTACCGATACTCACTGGCGAAAGGAGTGAATCTAGGGGCAGGCTTAAGCGCAGGCTTGGGGGCAGGCTTAAGCGCTGCAAATCTATTGCTCTCTCCAGCTGAGGTGGATGGAGTACTGGAGCTAGTCTTACCTGGGATGTATGGCCCAAACGGGTACACCATGAGCTACCTCCCTATCTGACTATTTGGCTTAGCGAACATCCGTGATGAATTCCGCCCTTGTACCCATTTTAGCATTGCAGCGTTCTTTGCGCGTTGTTTAGCGCCTCTTTCTTGGTAGCCCTCTTTGTTAAGCTTCATGCCTGTATTTGGGCCAACAATGCCGAATCCGTACCTTTTAGCACCCGCTGCATACTTGTTAAATCCTGCGCCGCCAATATTACTCATTATGCAACTCTCTGACTTGCCATGCGGCGTCCATTAGTTAGGTATAGAACAATTCCATCAAGACGACTAGGGGCAGTAGTTTTTGTGCCGTCGTTCTGGAATCTAACAGTAAAGTAGCCCCGCTTAAACGTTTGTTTACCGCTGATTTTTACAACCTGAGGTTTAGGGTTTATGCCGGGGAGCCTAGGCACAATGACTGGCTCTATTGCTCCTAGCGGCAACCAAGCTATCTCGGCTGTCGCAGCTGCTGCCCACGTATAGGTCTCAAGTTCTGACCAGAGTATTTGCTCTTCAAGGTCCTGAAAAGCGTCTATAGGCGTAAGCCCGCCTTCGATCCAGTTTACTGCGACCACAAGAAGCTCCCAGCCAAAGAGCCTTTTAAACAGCGAAGGCTGCCCGATGTCATAGGTACGTGAGACCATGGAGCATCGAATTGTCTCTGTACCTGTTTCTGGGTATTCTATAGCGAGCTTTAGTACGCCCTTGTTTGCGTAATCCCCGAAGGAGACACCGTAGGCAGTGGGCAAGGCGGCTGAGCTTAAAAAGGTTCCCCTAGGAGCCTCAATAAAGTGCGACGCTTTGGTATCTGATTCCCACTCAGACCAAAGGCTGGTCTCGGTGTCAAAACTGTACATGTATCCGTGGTGCCAAACCAATAGGTATTGGCCAATTTTTGTGACTGACTGCGTCATACCAGTGAAGTTTGCCTTTGTCTTAAACTGCACTTTGTTGGCTGGGTTAAACGGATAAAAGTTGTAGCCAGCAAACTGGTATAAGGTTCCAGCGTGAAGCACGGCAAAATAGTTTTCGCCCTCCACGACGCTTCTCGCGCAGTCAGCACCGATGCTTTGAGACATGGCTGACAAGGTCCCAAGTGAGGGGTCTGCTGAAGCGCTAAAAGCTAGTCGGTAAGTAGAATTTGTTCTGAAAAGAAAAAGCTCATTGTTGCCCTCAATAATTCGGACAAGGTCCTCCCCGTCACCCTCGTTGATGTCAATGACGTACAGCACTGGAAAGTTGTTAATGCTAGTACCCGCTACAGAGCTTGTGACCTCAGAGTAGCGAATAGATGATGTGTTTCCATTCGCCCTGCTGGATATGTATACGCGTCCTTTAGTAAAGTGGATCTGGTTCCCAGCAGGCATTGCGGCTATATCAAGCCATGCGTATGAGCTGCTTTCTTTTGACCAGTAGCCTCCCCCAGCAGTAGGGTGAATTAAGTAGAGCCTGTCAGCATAGGTGGCCATGTCACTTGCCGGCTCGTCCCAAACCTCGGTCCACGTGTCGTTTACTAGGTCATATATATAAGTAGCGGTCTCTGATGCTACAACCAAATAGACAACTGCGTCTTCGTTCCGGTAGTAGCCCAGAGCTTTAGCGTCAGTAAAGGTTGCAGGGTAGTCTGCGATTTTGTAGATAGGAGGGCGGCTGATCAGTTTTCCTGTGCGTGAGATTACTAAGTTTTTAAGCTCAGCCACCTCGGTCTCTTCAATAAGAGACGGGTCAACGACGTTGTTTAGTCCGCCGGAGAAGTCATCAATTACCAGGCCTTCTCTAGCCATTACTCGTCCTCAGGCAGTACTACCTTTGTAGGGTAGAACTGAACATCCACTATGTCTTCCTTTGCAAGGTGGCGGTTCATTGAATCCCGGAATCTGGCATCCTGGTAAGCAGTAGCCTGCCAGTTCTCATCAAGTCTGTACGCTTGAGCCAGCACATAGTCAACAACTTGGTTGTAGAACCTGTCTGGGATACCCAGCACCTGCGACAAGGTGGTTATGTTTGCAGGGTAAGCTATGTAGAAGAGCTCAAGTCCGTTGGTCACATCTTTGGCTGGAGCTGGGTAGATGTACAAATCCCCGTCCCATTCATACCAAACTCGGGTGAACTTATCGGTTTGGCCTTTTAGAAGATCTGGGTCGCTTCGGAGGATTGTCTCCTGTGCTTCTTGAAAGCTAATGCCGCGAAGCGGCTTTCCTTCAACGTGGACTCCTTGTATCTGAGCCACTGGGCTGTCCAGGGGGACGGTGTACAAGGACTGGGCGGCTACCAAGTTGTGGCTAGCCTTGCCTCTTAGCACAGTGTTACTGGAGGAAATCTCGCGCTGAGCAGCATTTATCCAGCGGACTAAGTCTGTAGCTTGTAGCTCTACTAGTGCCTCATCACCGAAGATACGCTTAACGTCGGTGGCCACATCGTCAGCAGTCTTTGTATAGTAATCTCTAGGCATTTGGGTCGAACAGCAACTTTCCGTTATGGCGAGCGTAATTCTTGCTAAACCCTAGTTTAGCAACATCTTTGGCTAATTCGTGTCGCTCAGCCATTACTTCTTCACGCTCTTTTGCTTTTATCATTGCGTTGGCAGCATTCAAAGCGTCCATGTCGCTAATCGACATACCTGCGTTAGTAACGTCAGACTGGATAATCTCGGCCATAATGCGCTCATCAAGCTGCCATTCTGCAAAATTCTTCAGCACGTACCTATCCTTGTCGCCCATTACTACCACGCTAAAAGGGCGGTCTTTGTCAAATTGAGGGTGCCCTGCGCCAAGCTTTCTAATGTAAATACTTGGGTCGTAGTCGGCCAGCATCCTTGCTAGCCTGTGTGCCTTCTCTGGAAGGTCACGAAGTCTATCCAGCTCGCTTAAGTCTGGGATTGTGCCTCTTTGGTTAAAGTACTGAATGCCCATGTTTCTCCTTGTTATGACTAAGGGGGTGAACCGCCTTGCAGCAGCTCACCCCCTCAGCGGTTAATGGTTATACGCCTGCGGCAATACCTGAGATGACACCGTGTGTGTTACGACGGTAGGTTGAGATCTCTGAGTAGTTACGTAGGTACGCAATGAATGCGTCTCGGCGAGGAACTTGCTTCCATTTGGAACCATCCTCGTCAATCCACTCCCATCCACGGTTTGTGTTTAGGTTTACCTTCTTGGAGTTGACAAACCACATCTTGCCCCCTGGGGCGTCGAAGTCTGCCTTGAAAGGTAGGTCACCAAACTCGGTAGCGAAACCAAGTGAACGGTTACCACCTTGTAGGTCAACCTTGTTGACGTAGCGACGGTTCTCTTGGAGAGCCTTCCAGTATCCGTTCCATGAACCGTGGTCGGTGTAGATAACGTCTGGCTTGTCGCCGTCCTCAGCAATGTCGGTAACCATACCAATCATGTCTTCCTCAGTAATTTGCTGAGCAGTACCACCGACAGAAATGTCCTTGGTGTGCGCAGCCCATGCTGGGGTAGTTGCTGGGTCGATACCGTGTAGAGAACCGGTGGCGGAAATGATTGAGCCGAAGCCCGTCCACTCCTTCTTCCAGTTGTTAACTACAGCTGAAGCGCTTGAGTTAGAACGCACAAGTGCGTCACCAACAGCAGCGGTTACAGCTTTGTCCAAGGTAAGGGTCTTGGTGGCCTTGTTGATTCCAGAAATGGTTGCGTATCCACCTGAGTTTAGGATGGTGGAAGTTGTGCTTGCTCCAGTTGCTGAAACGTCTACAAGGTCAACACGCATACCAATGTGTACGTACTTTGTGTTGTCCACAACCAAGGTAACTGAAGCGCTGCTTGCAGCTGTTGCAACTGCTAGAGTTCCGGTTCCATCACCGAAGATCTGACGGTTCTGGTCCTTGGCGATATCGTCGCGGATGCGCTCGATTTCTTCTGCAGTTACGTCAGCGAATGTCTGGTAGTTCTGTGAAGCCTGTGACATGACCTGACCAGTTAGACGTACAGAGCCGTAGAAGCTCTTTAGTCCAGTCTGACCATCGACGTACTGCTGGTTGCCAGCCTCTGGAAGGTCTTCGTCTTCTGCTCTTGCACCAATACCAGTGTTACGACCTACGTGTGCAACAAACTTGACACCTAGACCACCTACCTGGGTGATGTTACGAGCGGATGACTTGATACCATCTAGGGCTGGAGTTGCGTTGTTAATCTGATCGTTGATATCGCCATACACATCCTTAAGGATGACGTTGGCAATTGCAAGATTCTGTCCTGACAATTTACACTCCTAGTGTTTTAGATAATAAGTTATTCACTTCGTTCGCCCTAGCCACGCGTGGCCGTACTCACTACTACTCAGAATTTTACCACATAAAGCAAAAGAAACTACTAGATGTTGAGGGTCCTCTTGACAATCTCTTCAATAGCATTTATTCGGTCTTCTCGAGTGTTTAGAGTTTTAACCGGAGCTGCTGGGGACTTATTGGCACTTCCGCCAGCTACCCTAGGGGCTTTTTTGATTGCTGAGCGCATCTTCTCCAACTCTCCGCTGTACTGCTCGTAACCTGCCTGAATTAGCTGTGCAATGTCAGCATCTGGGTAGTCATCTGCAAGCAGCATAGCCCTGCGGACTACTGCTTCCTGGTCGAAGTCGCCGGCTTCTTTTCCTAGGCTCTGTAGAGATTCCTCAATTTGACTGGTAAGAGCTGCTTGTTCTGAAGCCTCTTGTTGGGACGTAATGGTTGACTTCAAAGCGTCCAGTTCCGACTTAAGAGCTTTTAGTTCGCTTGTAGATTCAGAGTCATCAAATAGGTCCATCTCTTCAGCCTCTCCGAGATTGTCGGAGGCTTCCTCTACTATTTGCTGAGCTGCAGACCAGCCGTAACGCTGAGCAAGCTCGTCATATACAGCCTTAGGATTTGACTGCACTTGACGTGCCAAGTCCATAGACGCCTCGATAATCTGAGGGTTTACGTCGGCATCAGCAAACTTCCTGTAAGGAGCAATCTTCTCAAACTCGGAATCAATTCCGCTTTGCCACTTATCGAGAACTGGCTTGACCATACCGTGCAGGGACTTAGGCAAGACGTCGAGCAGCTCGTCCCAAGCTGGGTTCCTACTTTCAGGCTCATCGGTAGAATCTTCTTCTACCTCTTCTACCTCTTCTACCTCTTCGTCATCTACCTGAGGAGGAATGTCCTCAGTTACATCATCTAGTGTTAGTTCGTCGTCAGACATGGTGCTCCCTTACTGTTGTGGTGCTGACATCGGAGCGGGTGCTCCTAGCTGCATTTGAGCAGCCTGTAGTTGCGCTAAGGCCATTTCGTGCATGTCGATGTGCTTGTTTAGCTCAGCTTTCTGGCTGTTGGTCAACAGGTCATAAGCTGGTCCCTTACGGAAGTTGTCATGTTCCTGAATATGAACCGCGTGGTTGTCCCACTTGTTCACAGCAATCACTGCCGGTGGTTTAAGTGGTTGGCCTGTATCTTGGTTAATCATTCCAGGGTCGCCTTGCTGAATTCCCCTTTGCCAGTTCTGGTAGTGCTGCATCACATCCATTTCCTCTAGCGCCTTGAAGCCCACGTTCTCCCGCTGAGCGCGAAGCTCGTCTGGTCGAGTGCCTCTGTTGTCTGTGTAGCGGCTTAGAGCAGCGATGTCAAGAAGCTCAAGACCTTCTTCTGGCGGAACTAGCCCAAGTCTCATCATGTCCATAATCAGAGATTGCTTTGCCGCCTTTGAAGTCGGTAGGGCAGAACCAGACTCGATCCTGATGTCTGTTCCTCTTGCGATGTCTGCGCCACGGAACATCTCAGCAGAGAAGCCGTTGTTGTCACCAGTCACCTTAACTGTGCGCTCACCAGTCCAGTACTCAGCCGCAAGGGTTAGTGCCTGCTTGGCTACACGAGACAAGCCCTCCTCGATGGAAGCAAAGGTTGGAGCTAAGTAGCTGTCGTCACGCTCTTGCAGGTAAGCAATTGCAGTGGCGGCTTCTACTCCCGGGGGAGTACCGCCTCGTGATACCTCGTGCTGACCTGAGATGTTCTCCAAGTCTCTGTCCAATGCTTCAAGCTCCTCGGCTACGTACGGAGGCAACTGAGGCATTGGGGCAGAGGATGGATATTCAAATCCGGGGCGGACGCCGATGTACTGTCCCGGAGCTGTTGAAATTTTCTGTACGTTAAGCGAACCTTCACGGTAGTAAACCTGAGGCTTAGCCATTATGTTCTTTGCCTGAATGCGCTGCGAACGAGTCCTGTTAATTTCACGCTGTAGAGGAACGATGTCATCGATTACAGAAGCTGGGTAGTACTGGCCACTAGCAATGTGGTCAAACTTAGTAATAGGGCAGTTTGAGTAACCGCTTGGGTAGCCGTCAATAGACGCTTCTACAATTACCTCGTCCACAAGAACGATGTAACCTCCCTTAGGGAGCAGGCTGGTTGTTCCGGGCATAACCCAAGCTTCTATAACCAAGCTAGCGTCTGGCTTGCTGTTGTTCTCTCTGATGTCCAGTGCGGAAGAAACGTCAGCGATCTCAGTAGCAGCAATGACTGTTGGCTTCTTGTCCTTAGGGATAAGATCACCATAGGTCATCTTTAGCCACTCGATGCTCTTGGTGTATACGTGGAAAACGTATGGCTGGGCTTGATTGTCTTCTATAGAGAGGTCAGGGACAAACACGTTGAACGGTGAGATGTGGTCAATGCAAATGTCACCCTCTTCTTCGCTCCATTCATCATACTTTCCAGAGTCCCAGTAGACCTTCATGTAGCCAAGTCCTAAGACCGAAATGTCCCGAGCGACCTTACGCATCTCTCTGCCAACATTCAGTCGGTCATACATGCTATCCCAAATCTGCGTGGCAGCAGTTGCGGCAAATACGTCTTCCACATCGTTAGATGCAGGGAGACATACAGCGCTTGGTTTTTGAGCGGTTAGCTTCGCTATCTCCGTGCGGACAATGGGGCGTACCTTATTAATGGTGATTCTCGGTAGGTTCTTATCACCACGAGGGAGCTGAGACAGAGCGCTCTTAGCAGAGTCCCATGCCACATACTGCTTGCCACGTTCAAAAGAAATGTTCGTGTGCCACTGGCGGACTCGCCAGTTCTTTGCGTCCTTAGACTTCTGATACTCCTTCTTCATGTAGTCGACAAGCTTTTTACCCTTGTCTGACTTCTGAAGCTTCTTGAGCTCAGCGTCGCCTAAGAGTCCCGTGTCCTGCATTTGGGCTTCGGATTCCTCGAAGTCCACTAGGTCACTTAACTCCATATTCCTTTCGGACGGCATCGAAATCATACTCATCTTCATCTACCTCTGGATAGTTATCGGTTACCAGAACTGCTTGTTCTTGGCTTGGTACTAGGTTTCCGCTTGATGCCATCACTTGCTGAAATGCTAGCGGATCCTTCGTTGACAACAGGTTCACTGCTGTCTTCAGAAGGCTTGTCGTCTCCAGGGTTGTCGAGATTAGCCCGTGTGTTACTTTGTTCATTGTTCGTGTCATCAGCCAAAACGATAGGGGCAGACTCACTAAGCAAGTCAGCAGTAGCACTAATAGAAATGTCTCTGATATCATTAACAAGCCTTTCTGTCACCGCTGGTATGCGGTCTAGTCTCTTTTTTAGTTCTTCATTTTCTGCGCGTAGCATCTTTGTTTCATTTGGTGCAGCGAAACCTAGCTGGTCAGCGACTGCAACGAGGACGCTATAGCTCAGATAAACCATTCCATAATAGTCAATTTGAGTGTTCAGATCAATCAGTGGATTGTCCGTGCTGCCCGTCACATGAGTGACGACACAGCGATTAGGGCGGTGCGGTGCCCGCTCGTGTACTTTAAATGTTCTAGCCATTATTCCCATCCTACAGCATCTTCTGAGGAAGTGTTGAACTTCCACCCCGAAAAGCCGGGGTCTCTACGGTTGTCGAACTGAGCAATTGCTGGCGTATCATCAAAGTCCATAAATCGCTCCTTTAGTGATTTTATTGTATCAGGAGTTAAGTCGTCCATGAGGGTAAAAAAGTATCTTGATGAATCAAAGGCGTGGTTGTTCTTATCCTGAATTTCTTCTAATTTGTTTAATGACATCTCCTGCTGTCGGTTTGCTCTTCGTTTGTACTTGAGTTTAGACAGTTCTGAAATAAGGTTCGGGCAGTTATCTGTCATCTGCCAGAACGGCTTATTAGTATTTGGATTGACCTTCATGTACTGCTGCATCTTGTTCAATCCAATTCCAATCTTTCTCGGAATGATGTCAATTACTATATTCATTCCATGAAGATTGAACTCTTGTTGGTAGCTAGTGCCTTTTACGCCATTCGTTTGAGCGAGCGCCGGGTCGCCTACAGTCAGGTATGGCTCTATCCCCCACTCCTCATTTATGCGGTGAAACGCTTGGACGTGTTCGGCGATAGTCATCTGTGATTGATAGTGCTCCGCAAACGTCGTTATCTGTCCATCGGGAGCGACGGCATGCCAAAGTATTGCAGTTGGATCTCTCCAGCCATAATCCACGCTGACATATATCCTGTGTCTTTTGGTTAGCTTAAATTCTTCTGGAGGTATCGTGTGGCCCATTTGGTTAAAGCTTTTAAAGACAGCTCCACCTACCTGAATAAACTGACCCTTCTCACGGATGGCTCGCTGGTCATCGCTCAAAGAGCTCAGGTAGTCTTCGATTGCGCGTGGGTCAAGGTAGGGATTCTCAGACATTTCTACTTCAATCACGCCAAACTGAGGGTGGCCTTCTTTGCCAGGAATGTAAACCTCTTCGTAGATGTACTCCATGCCCTCGACTGGAGTAAGCGTCATCCACCAGTCTCCGTTGGTGTCAACTAAACGGGCACGGCACTCTTCGTAAACTGGCTCTGGTGGCTCTTCGTCAAAGTGAACAAAGTGCCTAGAGGTTCCAGCGAACTTCTGTAGGTCCTGGTCGTAAGACATGAACTCAGCAAAAGAGCCATTCTCTAGAGTAAGCACTCTGCGCTCCTTGCTGTAGCTGTCATCCCAAGATCCGTTTATCAGCAAGCTCTTTGGGACCCACTGTTGAAACTGAGGCAGAAGAATCTTATCTATACCGGAAGCGAAGTCGACGCCAACAACACGGCCACGAATTGGGCCTTCTGGAATCTTGCGGTGTGGGTGCTCGCCCTTTAGGTAATAGATGTCTTCAATTACTCCGGCGACAGTCTTACCTGAACGGTTACCCCCGATGTAGAGCCTGTGCTTTTTTGGTTCGGCACAAAACATCTCCTGCTTAGGGTGAGGCTTGTACCTGTTTAGGTTCGGATTTACCGCAGTCAACCTAAGCTGCTCGGAAGCAGCAAAAAGATGCTCTATGGCAGAAGGTTTCTTAGTGGTTCTAGCCATTAAATAAGCCCACTAAATCCTCAAGAGTAATACGGACAAAAGTGCTGTCGTCAATACGCACACCAGAGCGAAGAGTGAGTAAGTCACCCAGAGCCGCATATGCCCACCATTGACCAGCTCTCGGGTACCCCACACCAGCCCGCTGAGTGACAAGAAAACCAAAGTTGGCTCCAGCATGCTTCTTCTCCTTCTGTGTTTCGGTAAACCACTTCATACATTGTTCGTGGCTGGCATTCTTTGCCATGTTACCGCCTTTAAGCTCAAACACAATTAACCCGTGCTGAGGCTCTCTTAGCCACACGTCTCCTTGGTCCATGGAGCCCATGAGCACATTCCTATGCGCTTCGAGTTGTCCGTAACCTACGGACAAGAGGTAATTACGGACAGCAGTTTCTGCTCTTGTACCTATTGCTTTAGCCTTACTCATGCGTCTCCTCTGCTAAAGTTATACTATGCGACTTCCTCCACGTTTAAACATGCAACCACTAAATGAGCCAATTGCGACTGATGTAGACAGTGGCATTACTGCTATACATCATACACTAGGCTTTGGCGCTTTCCAGGCCAGTCCCGGCAGCCACCGTCACGATGGCTCAGACTCTCATCAGATTAAACTTGAAAACCTTCAAGGCGTTAGCATTGCTTACACTCCAGTTGTTGGCACAAGCGGAACTCAACCAACCTTTAATGGAGACCCACTAGTTACTGGCAGCTATACAAAGATTGGCAACATCTGCTTCTTCCAGGTCACTGTTAGCCTTAGCAACATATTAACTTTTGGAACTGGACAGTATTACATAAATTTGCCTTTTGCCTCTGAGCACTTTGTTGCTCAAAGAAACGGCATCCTTGTGGACTCTTCCGCTAGTACAAGATATCAAATTAGTGGGATGGCTCAAGCTGGTTCAAGCCAGCTGATGCTCTACAGCCAAACTTCAAACGGGCTAGACACTGTGTTTGACGCAAACACTCCTGTGGCGCTCGCTACAGCCGACAGTTTTCACATTGCTGGAACATACGAAATAATGCCATAGATAGTGTAGAATAATCACATGCCTG